GATAGCATCTTGCCGATAGGCTTTGAATGGTCATGATTGAAAAGCATGATCGGATTCTTTTTGTAGTTTTCTACATTCCACGCCTTTTTCCCAATCAAGTCCTTGCCTCTATCGACGACAGCCTTGTTAGCCCACCCCTCAAGATAGACCGAACCGTCTTCGAGTGCCTTCACCTTAAAGTCAACGTCGCAAGTTTGGAGCAGCTTCAATTGCATTTTCTTATCCTTATCGTTTGAAGTCGAATTCACCTAAGTCTTGTTTTGATACGACAACCTGACTACACCTGCAATTTATGACCTCACCAGCTGGACCTTGCGTGTCGCGCGGATAAAATAAATCATTCGAATATGGTTCGTCATACTTTCGGATTTGTCCCTGCATTTTCCAGTGATCGGCTTCGGAGTCAGGATACAATCCGCCAGGATTTCCTCTGACTCGATCGTCGCCTGAGTTGATCCACACCTTGACTAGATCAGGGATGACCTCGGCAGCATCCTTCATTGCTGCTGCTTCACCAATGCTGTTCGCTGTAAGGACTTCAGTCCTTGCAATGGTAAGAGCGCGTCCAGCTGCGTTCGCTCCATCCTTAACGATATTTTGTGCGATCTCGCTTATGCTTAGTGCATCTGCAAGTCCTGATTCGATTGTTCCCATGATCTTGTCGGTTGTTGTCTTACTAATCTCAGAAAAGTTTTTGATGCCACGTGCTTCCAGCGTGGCGCGACTTTTATCGGAATTTCTAGCTCGAATAGCAGCAATTCCCTCTTCATAGGGTTTATTGAAGGGAACGGCCAAAACTGTATCGTATCCCAGATCAATGTGTTTATCCAAAGTCTTGAGATAACCGTTGATCCATTTCTTTTCATATTTTGCCATCGCCTCTTCGATACGCTTCTTAAGCTCTGCCTTGTTTGGAACCTTCGCTGCTTTTTCTTCCATGAGGCTCTTAGCAATCTTAACCGCATCAACGGTTTGATCCTCTAAGATGCCAAGCCAGAGCTTCTCGATTTCGCCCATCGACTCCTTGGATTTCCCATTTATATGCTCGCGTGATCTGCGATACCAATCGCCCTTTTCTGAAGCCGCATAAGTCTCGAATGCCTTAGCATTGTGCTCTCGGTAGTCGATCTCTGCTCCGAGCTGCTCAAGCGTAGTCGGTTGCGCTACTGGAGGCGGTGTGGATTGTAATGAGAATCCACCAAAGCTCGGCGGTGCTTTAGGTACAAGGTCGCGTAGAACATCTCCACCTTGAATCGGTTCTATTTTCCACACGCGCTGTCGCACTTCGTTGTAGGTCATGGTCGATAGCAGCGCGGTTGCCATGTCGGCTTTTTCTCTTAGATCCTCTTGCAAGATAGGCACACCGCCATAGTTCAATTTGATCACATAGCCTTGACCGAGCAAGGGCTTTAACCGTGCAGTCATTGCGGTATCGAACATCGCTCCGATCGACATGAGTGGACCTTGCCAGAAATTCTTTAGAGCAGTCTTATATTCTTCTGAGCCGAGAGAACCGGCGTCAGCAATGGATAGCTCGTGCTTTGGGACACCAAAAATATTGATGAGGGTTTCTCTGTTGTTCTGCATGTAGGTGATGAGTTGTTGGTCAGCGAGAGTATGAGAGATGTTGCTCGCCTTGACGCCCTTTGGAAGCACCATTCCTCGGCGTTGGTTCGAGCGGCCTGTGTACGCTGTCTCAAGCGACTGTAGTAGCTTCTTAGCTTGAACCTCATTCGTTTCCTCCATCATTTCTAGTATCAATCCAGGCTGTGCGCCTTTGCGATAGAAGTTCAGAAGGTATTCGTTTGAATATTTATTGAACAAGGCAGGGTTAGCGCCAGGGATGAGAGGCGACATACCCCAGTAAACCGACGAAGCATTAGGCCGCTTGACGTGGATCACATCCTTTGCTGACAGCTTCATTTTCATCCCGACCGGGAACGAAGTCGGATCGACACCGACGATGAAGTATCCGCGATGGTCGCCGTTTCCATCTATGTCCATCTGAATGATCTCGGTCGGCACCTGCACGAGCCAGCGGTTAGTACTCGAAACATAAATCAGGGCATTGCCTGTGACGCAATGATCCGTGATCAAAGCATACTTGAAACCGTATGAGGTTTGCAGCGGGTTTGGCTCGTCCAGCATTTTCTGGACTGGGTGCCCAAATGCTGGCGAAAGTATCTCTTCGCCATTTTGAACCGATTGGCGTTGAACCTGCCAGGGAATTTGAGCGAGCTTCGATGCGATCTTGTCGACCAGAATATAAATCCAATCTTCGGACTGGTAGATTGATTTAAGCAGTCGTGGGCTGACCATGGTGCTCAGATCCGAAGCTCCACCACCGCTATCGCTGCCGGAAAAAAGCCGCTCGAAACTTTTCGTTTCCAGCATGTCCATGCTCATGTCCATACATTTTCTTTCTCTCGTTAATTCGTCCATACATTATAGCTGCATGATACCGTAATCTTTTTCCGAATGCTGCAACATTCCAGCGTGGCATAGTGCCAGTGACATGACAAGGTCGTCGTGTGAACCGTTGGATGCGGAATACGTGGGAAGTCCTGTCAAAGTTGTCTTGACCTCAATGTCGTCTAGCTCGTCCGTCAAATGGGGAATGTTCGGGATGCCTATAGATTGTTCCTCGAACGATAGCATGAGCTTCACCATTAGTTCATTCTTTGACGCATTAGTGAAAGTGATCCCGTGGAACGGCAATTCAGTTTGATGCAACATGTCATCTAAAGCGATCCCGACTCCAGTCTTGTCATGCCAGACCACGAGGCAGTCTAGGAATTTCGCAGCAAAGAGCTTTAACCGTTGTATTTGAGCGGGATAGCCAACGCCTCGCATCCTCCATATGCCTATCGTCTTACGCGTCCTTGGATTGATAGCCGTGAAGACTGTAAAGTCAACGCTTCGTGCCCAGTCGACTCCTATCACGGCCTCTTGCTCTATAGCCTTGTCTTCGAGCCAGAGGAACTGCTCAGGCAGGTCGAGGAAGTCTGTGCAGTAGCAGCTGTGTACGTTAGCGAACACTGATCCATCTGCTAGAAAATCTGCCATATAATATTGACGCCACAATCTCTCAGGCATCGTGGACTTGGCGTCATTCACCACATCCATGGATACAGCAGGGTTCACCCATGAAGGAGCGTGGATATATAATTTCCTCGGCCTGCGTCCTTCAAACTTTGCGCGAAGCATCTCATCCTTTGCTTCCATGCACTTTTTATAGAACCAGTTGTTCCTGCCTTTAGGCGTGGAGATCCCTAGTATCAAGCCTTGCGTGACCGTGGTCGTGGTCTTAACCGCATCGTAAACCTCTTCTTTCATCTTGGCCGCTTCATCAAGGACGTTGCCTGCCGTGGCCTCTCCCTCGATCGACTCTGGAGACTGGCCGTGGAAAAATTGAATCTGAGAATCTATCTGCGGCATGTATAAAGATAGGTTAGATTCATTTGCTTTGACGTGTGGCTCTGGCGGTAGAATTCTTTTTATATATTTGTAACCGATCTTACTTTGGGAATATACCGGAGCGATCCATCTCCACAAAGCTTGCTGCTTTAAGGGAAAAGCAAGGCTCATTGCGCTGCTAGCTGCATACGTTTTTCCTGCCTTAGTCCCGCATGCGACCCAGATCTCCTGCATCCCATTGATGAAAAATGCGTTCATTATTAGTGACTGTTTAGTGGAATGCGGCGGCGTCGCAATCCTTAGTCTGGCAAGGGTTTGGGACATGCTTCCTCCGTGACCTCTTCGATCATTGCATCAAGTATATCGCCCTTGTCTAAGCTGCGTTGGTCTTGTCTGATAACACCATCAGTAAGCTGTGTTTCATATAAAACGGTGTGCTTAACCTCACCCGAAACTTCGATGTGTTCTCGCCATCCGAGACGAACTTTCGATAACCAAATTAACATCGTCGGATGTTTCTGTTCGAGCGCAACCTCATAGCAGGTGCGGGCTATAGCGCCATCGCCTGCCGCCCTAGATTTTTCAAGAATACAATGCAAATTAAATTCTGTATCGCCACCATCTTCAAAAGATTTTTTATCTGCTGCGGTCCTCTGATCAAAAATAGAAAGAGAACAGTCCATAACAGCTGCAATTTGCGAAACTTTCAACCCGATGCGAGCCATCGAAGAAATTTTCCGAACGTCCTCGTGATCCCAATCATATAAAACTTTTGCATAACGACCCTCTGGAACTAGATCAGCTGCGCTGTGAATATCCTCGCTATTAATCGTCTCGACTTTTAGGTGATCTGTGCTCGGTGCTTTACTCCTTGTGCGTTTATCTGTAGTCTTTTTTTTGACCATACATTTTACCCTTGGAGTCCTTGTGGATATTGTTGACATGCCAATCGAACAGATCAAACCGTATAAGAAGAACCCCAGGAAGAACGAAAAGGCGGTGCCCGAGGTCGTCAAATCTATCAAAGAGTTTGGCTTCCGCCAGCCTCTAGTCGTTGACAGTAGCATGGTTCTGATCGTTGGCCATACAAGATTGCTGGCCGCGAAAGAGCTTGGCCTAACAAAAGTCCCAGTGCATATTGCCTCGACCTTAACTCCGGCGCAAGTGCGTGCATACAGAATAGCAGATAACCGTTCGCATGACAAAAGCGAATGGGACGTGACCTTGCTGAATGAGGAGCTTGGTGAGCTGTTTGAGATGGATGAGAAGTTTGATATTCATTTTATGGATTTTTCACTGGAGGATTTTAAAGATAAAGAATTTATTCCAGATTTACCAAACGAAGATGAGGATGAGAAGCCAGAAAAGAAACCTATATTGCATGTTGAATGCAAAGACATGAGTGACCTTGACGAGCTATTTCAAGAGATGAATGATCGCGGCTACAAGGTTAAAATATGAGTGATTACGGCATTCCATACATGGGCTCCAAGGATAAGATTGCACCGAGCATTTGCATGATGCTGCCGAAGGCCACGCACTTTTATGATTTATTCGGCGGCGGTTTCTCAATGACTCATTGCATGCTGGAACGATTTCCTCATAAGTATTCTAATTTCCATTATAACGAGATCAAGAGTGATGTAGTCGATCTGGTCAAAAGGGCTATTAGCGGCGAATTTAATTACGATGTGTTTAAGCCAGCGTGGGTTTCGCGTGAGTATTTTTTCGCAAAGAAAGATAGCGATGCTTATATCAGGTGCCTTTGGAGTTTCGGGAATAACCAACGAACCTATTTGTTTGGAGGCATAGAGGCATACAAAAGATCATCACATCAGGCTGTAGTATTCGATGAGTTTGACGAAGCCGCTATTAAAGTCCTTGGCTTTGATCGTTGGCCAAAGGTAGTGAAAACAATTAAGCATCGAAGATTATACTGGCGACAAAAGGTAGCATTTAATTCAAATGGAATGAAGCGCGGAGACTTGGAGCAGTTGCAGCAGTTGGAGCGGTTGCAGCAGTTGCAGCAGTTGCAGCAGTTGGAGC